TTTGGGGGAAAAAAGAATAAAAAATTGTTTTTAGTCCTTTTTTGTTACTTCTCTAAATAAAACAAGGCGGCAGTACTAAAAATAATACTGCCACCTATTGAAGTTCTACAAAAGAAGAAAAAATTTCAATATCTCAAAGACTTAGACTTTGTAGCTATTATGAATATCTAGCCACAAGTCATCTCTGAGATTTACTTCCATTTGATAGGAAGCAAGCTCATCGGGAGTGACCCTGTCTTTGTTTTCATCCCACTTTTTGACTTTTCCATCAAAGTCAAATTTGGGATAAACATGAAAGTCCGCAAAAAATAATTGAGGAATGTACCCATTAGTATCTCTATCATAATGATAGAGAACTAGAGCGCCTTTTGCTCTTTCTGCACGCAGAAAAGAGCAATCGCTTAAAAACCGACTTAAAGCAGGAGTTGCACCTGTAACATACAGGCGAACAACTCCCCCGTTAGCTATCACTTTTAAACAGTGATCATACATTTTGGTCTTTGGGGCGACCAACGGGTTGTTAGTTTCCCCAAAGATTGGTCCTTCATTTTCTGGGAGTTCGTGTCTCCCAGAAAATAAAGAAACAGTTAGACTCTTTGGCCAGATTTGGGCAAGAGTCTGTTCTAATCTCATTTCCATACTTTTTTTTTTTGGTTTTATGGTTAAAAAAATGGCAGGACTAATTACTTAGCCCTGCCTTTGCAGTTTCCCTGAGGTGAAAGCCAAGCAAAAGCTCAGCTTTCATTTTGTACGAGACAACAAAATTAATTATTTTCTTGTCTTATACAAAAAAAAAGTAACTAGCCAGTTTCCTGACTAGTTACTTTTCCCCAGCTATTGCATTAGGCTTTCTACTGACACCCACGGAAGCCCGACAGCTCCGTAGTACTCAGCATTATTTATTTCCGTTGCCGCTTCCCAACGAGAGCGAGCCACAAAAAGTTGAGTCTCTTTATACTCCAATTTCTTGAAGTGATAATACTCAAGAGCCTCTTTTAGCTCCCCCATGGGGAAAAAAGCTTCAAAGTATGGCAAGTACTGATTGTCCAGTGCGGTTACTACCCAAACCGCTTTTGGGTTTTCCTTTTGGAACTTTTCTAGTTCCTCTTGAGTTAATTTTTTCATAACTTTTTGGAATTTAGGGTTTTTAATGGATTAAAAAACGAGCGGGGACTACCAATTGTAGCCCCCAACTCGAATTGAGACTATCGTGCAGTCTCCACTTCCAGAACTTCGCCATTGACGAGTTCCAAGAAGTTTTCAGCTTGGATTTCGGAGACAAAGCCCCGAAGAGCTTTGCCTTTTTGCCCCTGATACTCCACATAATATAGAGTACGAAGGCTTTTCAGCGCAGTTTCGATGTCCTCTGTTTTAGCCTCTGGCTTCACAGCCAGAGGAATTAGTAGAGAAGACGAGAATATCGGGTCTTCCACCCGAATGGCAATGATCCGGCTTTTGCCAGAGTTGCTGTAGTAGCCCTTGTCTACCACTTGGAGGGTCTGGCCCTCCAGATTCAGTTTTTGAATCATAAATATAATGGGGGATGCGGCTTCTACCCGAAATGTCCCTATTGACATTCATTGGAAACCAATATACGGGGTAGTGCAGGTAGTCCCCAAAGGGGCGAGGGAGCGAAGCGAACGAGACCTTCTCATTACACAAAAATACAAAATTTTAAAGTATAGGTTGTAAATTCAAAAGTAAAATTTACTAAGGCGGGGTATAAAGGTTTGGAAATTAGCGGGGAGGGGACTATATTTGCAATACCTAAATTTAAATTTATATGACTGCTGTTAGATATAAGTATGCTAGTAACTTTTGGAAAATCAATCCTGAAATACTAGCTCTTAAAACATTTGAAGATATTTATTTAGGAGATGATAGTGATAATAAAGAAGATAGTTCTAATATTATGTGGACTATTTATTTTTCTAATGATTATAATTCTCAATATTTTAGCCTTCCTCCTAAAGATAGATTTGAACTTATAAAAAGAGAATTTCTTTTTCCTAAATATAATAAACAAGAACAAAATAAACTTGAAGAGTTTTTTAATAGTCCTCAGTATAAAAAACTTGTAGATTTTTATCACAAACAACTTTTAAATGACAGTACTGCTCAATATTTAATGGCTCAAAAAGCTTCTCTTGAAAACAGAGCTATTTATTTACAAACAGAAGAATATAATGTTAAAACTGCTGAAATTTTAGATAAATTACATTTACAAACTCCTAAAATTATAGAAGCGCTTAAAGACCTTGAAGATAGACTTCAAATTCAAATAGGACAAATAAAAGGAGATCAAGAACTTTCACCTTTAGCTAAAGAAGAATTTAATTCTAAATATAATGGAAAAATTAATTTGGGATCTCACGGATTTAATGCACTCTCTGAGTAAAAAAAATCCAAAATTTACACCAAAAGAAATTCAAATTATAGTTAAAAGTCAATTTGACTATGTTTATGAACATATTAAAAAATGTAAAACACAATCTGTTGAAGTTATAAATTTAGGGAGGTATAATTACAGTGAAGGAAATCATCGTAAATGGGAAGACCATAAAGCTAAATGGGGATCCCGAAGTAAGTCTGGAAAAGATAAAAGCTCCTCTGAAAGCTGACAATATTCCTGCACAAATTAGTAAAGGTGTGCTTAGTTTAATATACAAGCAAGAGCACATTGAGTGGTTATCGCAAGAAAGAATGAAATTTTGTTTAAGTTGTAGCGCTAGTCAAAAAAATATAGCTGGCCAATTAGTTTGTTCTTCAAGACTTTCTACAAAGAGTGCTGTTACTGGAGAAGAAGTTTATGGATGCGGCTGTGTTTTAGAAATTAAAACTCGAAGTCCCAAGTCTAATTGTCCTGCTCAAAAATGGAAAGCTATAGATGAACTAGATCTTAAAGCTAAATTTAACAAAAAATGATTGTAGATCTTGTTGCTTTTTATTTAAATAAAAAATATGTAGATCCAAATGGAACTATTTGGACTGTTTATGCAGTAGCCAGTAGTAGTCCAATTGAAAAAAAGTATGGTCTTCTTGCGATTAGTTCAGATCTTATATCTACATATTATATTTGTCCAAGTGATTTAGATAAATGGACTCCAATTTCTCAATCACCCTCTGAAGACACCAATACTCAAATTTGTGGTGTAAAGAAAGATTATTTTATTTATTCTCTTATTAATGATCAAAGGGTTTATAATGATTGTCAAAACGATTTAGTTTTAACTTTTCATATTACTGAATTTGGAAATATAGCTTCATATAGTAGCAATTGTAAATATAATTTCGAGCTAATAAATCCTGATCCTAATAAATTTTTGTTTATAATTCCAACATGTATTAATAGTAATACTTTTCAAGTTACTGTAACGTATTTAGGAACTGATGCCTTTGCAGAACCTATCCAAACAGTTAAAACTAAAATTACTTCAGGGGGTGGTAAAACAAGTGAGCTTGATTTTACTTTAGGATTTGGTGTTACTTGTCCAGGGCTTAATAACCCAGAATATTGTATTGGAAATATTGTTCTTGTTTCTTAAGAATTAAAAAAACTAAAATATAAAAATATGGCTATTGTTTCAAGACCAACTTTACAATCTCCTGTTAGTCCAGGTTTTTGTTTAAACACTGAATGGTTAACAAATCTTTTAGATAGTTACTTTAATAAAGTAAGTGATGATATTAGAATTCCTAATTGGAATATTGCTAATAGTTATGTACTTAATGACAAAGTAATTGACCCTGCAACTGGTAGAGTTTATATTGCATTGAACTCTGTACCTCCAGGGACTCCTTTAGAGGTAAATGGCCCTAATTGGAGAACTTATGATCCTGCTATTACACCTCCTAATCCTGCTACTATTATCAATGTTGCAAATATTAATAACCCTGTGGAACTTGCTACACTCGGTGTAGCAGATGGGCCTATTGTAGTTGCAGAAGCAGGATCAGATGGCGCTATTTGGTATAATTATGTGTTAGACCCTAATTTAGTAGCATCTGCTCCTTATGTTATGGCAAGTGCAGATACAAATGGTTACTGGGTTGCTTTTCCGCAATCTTCAAATGCTTTTAATTTTGCTTTAGGTGCCTCTGTAAGAACTCAAGCTGTAGTAAATATACTTAGTCCCACTGAACTTAATAGTATTCCTGGAACTTTTGCAACTGCTCTTCTTGTATATCAAACAAATGCTGCATTTTTAGGTTACACATTATATGTGTATAGTGGAGAACCATTTTTAGGCCCACCTACTCAAGTAGCGCCTTATACTTATGCTGCTAATGGTGGAGGCTTTTGGGTAGCAATTGCTGGACTTGTTGCTCAAAATGGAGTTATATCTAATGGTAATTACGATATTAGAAATATAAATGGAGCTGATGCAACTTTTACAAATTTACTTGTATATACTTTAGGTAGATTTGATGGTATACTACAAGTTGGCACTCCTGTTTCTCCGCCACCAGTTTATTCAGCAAGTTTTGAGGGTTTAGTGTACACTGAAGGAGGTATATCTGATGTTGGTGGTATTTCTAGTAGTAAAAATATTACTGGAATTAATATAAGTCGTCAAGGTACTACAAGTCAAGGACAAATTATATTTAATTTAAATGCTACTATTACGCTTAACCCTGATGGAAATATATTTTTAAATGGATCTACATCAATGAGTGCAAGTACTGTTATCATACTTCCTCATTCTTCAAATTATGCAATTGGGACACAATTAAGAATTATTTTTAGTTTTGATGTAACAGCAAATAATAATGCTCAATTTAGTATTCCTACAGGTGATTCTGCTAGATTTTTTAAAAATCTTTTAAGTCAAACAGATACTACAGTAGCAGTTAGTGAGATTCCAGGAGCAAATGTTGGAAATCTGTTAGCTCAAGAAATTTATTTTACTTTAGTAACTACTAATGGTAGTAATCGTCGTTGGGTACCTAAAGCGATTCGTTAAACTAAAGTTATGCTTATAGCTAATGAAAATTTTACTCATTTTGGTAAAGCTTGGCGAAGAGGTCAATTTGATAAAATACCAAAAGAAAGTCTTGAGTATAAATTACTTTGGGATGAGCAATTAGATCGTTGCTATAATGGGTATAGCGTAGGAGGAAAGTGGATGTCTGGTTCACTTTACTCCTATGTTAATTTTGGTACTATTAGACTTGTTGATGAGTTTAAAAATTCTCAACAAATAGGAGCACCAGTTCTTAGAGATGTAGAATGGATGCTTGATTATTATAAATTAAAAGCTATTTCAGAAGGTAAAAACTTAATGTATATTTCAGGACGACGTTTAGGTAAATCTTATTATGCGTCTTGGGAACTTGTTGAAAATGCTATATTTTATAATTCTCCTGGAGCAGTCGGTGTAGGTACTGCTAAATATGGAGAAGACTTTATTCAAAAAGTTAAATTGCATTTAACAGGACTTTCTAATACTCCTTTTTACATCCCTCTGTTAAAAGAAAGATCAAACAGTTCGAGTACTCCTATTATAATGGGATGGGAATTTAAAGATAAAAATGGTAAATGGGTTAAAAAAGAAACTGGAGGATTAGTTTATAATATTAACTTTAATAGAGATCCAACAGCAGCTAACGGTAAAGAAACTCGAAGATTTATTTTCGAGGAAGTTGGTATGTTTGATAATCTTATTACTGCTTATAGTAATGCAGAATTTTGTTGGAAAGTAGGTACTCAAGCTTTTGGTTTTGCTCTTTTGCATGGTACTGGAGGAGATATGGAAGGTGGTACCATTCATGCTGAGAAAATGTTTTATGACCCTGAAACGTATGGATTACTTACTTTTAAAGATGACGACACAGGAGCAAAAATAGCTATGTTTGTTCCTGGTTACTATTCTATGAATGAGTTTAGAAATGATGAAGGAATAGTAGATGTTGATGCTGCCAAAAAAACTATTAAAGAAAATAGAGATAAATTAAAAAAAGGAAAAGATTTAAAAAGACTTTTCCAAACAATGCAAAATGAACCATTAACTCCAGCAGAAGCTTTCCTTCGCACTGGGTCAAATGTTTTTCCTGCCGAGTTAATACAAGAACAACTTAATAGAATTACTTTAAACGAAGCTGAAAAAAATTTTGGTCTTATTGGAAAAATTGTAATTACAGAAAAAGGAAACTACAAATTTGAACCAGATTTTAACTTAAGACCTACTGATTTCCCTCATAATAAAAGTCATAATAATGAAGGTGCATTAGTTTGTTGGGAACTCCCAACAGATAATCCTCCGTTTGGTTTATACGTAATGGGAGTAGACCCTTATTATCAAGATGAAACTGTTACTTCAAGTTCTCTTGGTAGTTGTTTTGTTTACAAAAGAATTAAAAATTTATCTGAAACTTATGATTGGCCAGTAGCAGAGTATACTGGAAGACCAGAAACTTCTGAAAAGTTTTATGAAAATGTTCGTAAAATTGCTAAATTTTATAATGCTAAAGTGCTTTATGAAAGTAACGTTCCTGGTTTAAAACAGCATTTTGAAAAGAAAAATAGTCTTTATTTACTTGCTCAAACTCCTGGCATTATTAAAGACATTATTGATGATCCAAAAGGATCTAATATGTATGGTATTACAATGTCTAATAAAGTAAAAGAATATATTATATCTCTTATAAGAAATTGGCTACTTACTGAATTTACAGAAAATCATCATAATGTTGAAAAGATTTATTCTGCTCCTCTTTTAAAGGAGATGCTTAAATACGATAAAAACGGAAATTTTGACCGAATAATTGCTTTTGGGCTTGCATTATTGCAAGATGAGAACGACTTTCGTGCCAAAGGGATCCAAATGGTCGAAAAACCAAAACCTGTATTTCAACATATATTTGAACATTACGGTTTGTAATTTATGCTTTTAGAAGAACTTTCAAAAGATACAAATACTCCTATTGAAAGAAACAATATGGGAGTGCCTGCTAGAAAGTTAACTAGAGCAGAAAAAATTTCTCGTTATGGCTCAGAAGAAAAATGGGCTGCTATTTTTATGATTGCTATTGATCATTATTTTGGTACTTCTTTTAGCAACTCAAACGTAATTGAAAATCTTGACTTAATAGAAAAAGGAATTTTTAATTCAACCCCTTATAAGTCTTGGATAAATCCCTATGTAACTCAAACAAAAGAAGCACCTAAATTTCCAATTGATTTAAAACATTATGATATTCTTTCTCCAAAACTAAATGTTTTATTTGGAGAAGAAATAATGAGGCCGTTTAATTTTACAGTTGTAAATAAAGCTTCTTCTGCTGCTAATAAATACCAAGAGGAAATTAAAAATTTAGTTGAAGAATTTGTTAAACAAGATTTTCTTGTAACTGCACAAAAAATGATGGCAGAGGAGGGAGTACCTCCAACAGAAATTGAAGGAATTATTAATCCTGAAAAACCAGTTACTTTAGCTAAAGACGGAACTCAACTTGAAGGAATAAAAGATATTAAAGAATATGTTGAAAAACATTATTCTGATTTACTTGAAATAGCTGCTACTGATCTTTTAAATTATCTTCAAGATTATTTAAAAATTCGATTAGCATTTAATCGAAACTTTTTGAGATTCCTTTCTTGCGGGAGAGAAATTTTTTATGTAGGAGAAAGTAATGGAGAACCTGATTTTAGAATTGTAGATCCAAGATTTTTTTCTTGTTCTCTTTCACATGATGAAATATTTATTGAAAAATCTGATGCTTTAAGAGAAGAAAGATTTCTTACTCTTGGAGATATAATGGATGAATTTCATGATTATCTTACAGAAGAAGATATTAAATTTTTAGATAATGTTTTAGATTTAAGAACTAGTAATAAACATGTTAGTAGTCATTTTGATACTAGTAGTTTTTATTATCAAACAGAGGGTGCTATAACTATTCGTGTGGCCCATTACGAATGGGTAGCATTAAGAAAATATGGTATAGTTTCTCAAACTCTCCCTGACGGGGAAGTAGAAGAAGAATTAGTAGACGAAACTTATAAAGTAGACAAGTCTTTAGGCCAAACAGTAAAATGGGTTTGGTTACCTGAACGCTGGGAGGGAGTCCGAATAGGCGACCAAGTGTTCTGTAAAATGAGAAGAATACCACATCAATTTAGAAGTATTGATAATCCTGGAACTACTCGTTCTAATTATTGTGGTATTTTTACTGAGTATTCTTTAGTTGATAAAGCTAAATCTTATCAATTTTTTTACAATGTCATAATGCAACAACTTGCAATGGCATTTTCAAGAGCAAAAGGTAAAGTCTTTTTATATGATATTAGTCAAATTCCTACTAGCCAAGGTTGGGATATTGATAAATGGATGTATTTTATTGACGTATTAGGTCAAGCTCCTATTAATTCTAAGGAGAGAGATATTAATGGAGATGTATCTAAATTTAATCAATGGCAACAAATTGATCTTACACTTGGAAATACAATTCAAAGTTATATTTCTCAGTTAGAGTATTTAGACCAAAAAGCAATGCAGATGATGGGTTTAACTGCTCAACGTCTTGGTAATATTAGTAGTAGTGAAACTGTTGGAGGTGTAGAAAGAAGTGTTACTCAAAGTTCTGCCTCTACTGAAATATATTTTTATTTACATTCAGAAGCTAAAAAGTCTGCTCTTGACTCTCTTTTGAACATTGCAAAAGTTGCTTTTAAACGCAATGGTAAAATACAATATGTAGCTTCTGACGGAGCCAGAAAAGTTATTGAATTTTCTGAAGATTTTTTAAATTCTGACTTTGGTATTTTTGTTAGTAATTCTGGTAAAGATCAAAGAAATTTAAAATTTTTGCAAGAATTATCTATTCAGTATGCTTCAAGTCAGCAAATGGAAATGAGTGCTTTTATTAAAATGATTCAAACTAATAGTTTAGCAGAAGCAACTATTATTATGAAAGAAATGGAAGCTCGTTTAGCCAAAACAGCAGAAGAAAAACAAAGAATAGAACAAGAACAAATGCAAATACAAATGCAACAAGCTCAAGCTAATATAGAGTTTCAAAAGCAACTTAAAATGCAAGAATTTGAACTTGAAAAACTTAAAATTGAAGTTGAATCTGCTACAAAAATTAAAGTTGCAGAAATTACATCTGCTGGACATATTACTTCAAGACGTCAAGATGTTGATGTAGATGCTAATAATAATGGAATTTTAGATGTAATGGAAATGGAGAAATTAGAGTTAAAAAAAGAACAACTTAAACTTGAGAAAGACAATAACGAACATAATCAAGAAATGGATAAAAAAGAATTAAAACTTAAAGAAAAACAAATTAACCAAAACGCGAAATCTTAATTTTTAACCCTAAATACTTTAGTCATGGAAAATGATCTCAGTTTTTTTGATCTCGAAAAAGATGATTCATTAGTAGAAGCCCTTGAACAGGAAAAAACTAATAATGAATTACAAGATTTAGAAGGAAAAGAAAAACCTTCAGAGAAAAAAACCTCAGAAGAAGAAACTTCAAAAGAAAAAACAAATTCTAGTAAATCTGAAGAGACATCTTTAGAAAACGATAAAAAATCTGTTAAGTCTAATTCTCAAAATGATTCTTCCTCTGAAGAAGAAAATACAAATTCAGAAGAACCCCAAGAAAATATTTATCAGTTAATTGCTGAAGGTCTTTATGAAAAATTTGATGGAGACATTGGTGATTTGAAAATCAATACTGTTGAAGAATTTTTTAAATTTTTTGAAGATGTTGTAAATGCTCAAGCAGAAGCTATCAAAACTTATGCTAGTCCTATTAGCGAAGAGTTT